ACCACAGCAGACTTACGGGAAATATGAGACTGGAGTTACCTCTTGTCCTGACTCCTTTAAAGAGCAGTTGTCCCAGATGGGAATCAATCTTCACTGGCTCATCACCGGCCAAGGTCCGATGTACCTTGACGGCTCTGATACGGGCGGGACCGCCATCGTCCCGAAAGAGCCCCTGATTCCGAAGGGGTTCGAGGACGCCGTCATGGTCCCGATGACGAACCTGAAAGTGTCTGCGGGGCCGGGGGAGGAATGGGGTGACGGGGACCTCACCGGGGAACTGGTGCCCGTGCCGAAGAAAATCGCGGCGAGGTATCCCGGCGTCACGTTCGGGGGGGCGGAGGTCAGGGGGGATTCCATGGTCCCGACCTTGCGCGACGGCGAACCCGCGATCTTCGCCAGGGACTACATCAGGGGCAACGGCGTGTACGTGCTTTCCGTGCACGGGGACCTGCTGGTCAAGCGGCTGTCCTTCAACCAGTTCGAGCAGAAGCTCCAGGTCATCAGCGACAACCCCAAGTACCCCATGCGGGAGATTCCCGCCGACATGGAGGGAGTGCGCATACTGGGCAAGGTACTGATCTGGGTTCATGCGGAGGAATAGGCGGGTGTTTACCCGCGGTTTAAACGTGCGTTAAACATGCGCAGGCATGTTGAAGACCGCTCTTGTGGGTGGGGAGAATAAAAGTAAATCGGTCTGTTGCTTCTTCGCTGTACATCATCGCTGGCCGAAGAAGGTCGTATGAAAAAAGCGTCTCTTTGTATCGTGGCTCTGCTGTTGGTCTGTTCTTGTGCGTTCGCCGGACCGTTCGGTATCGAGATGGGGTGGACGGTTCTCGATTTGGAGAAGGCGAACATTCCTTATGAGATGGCGAAAACTCAGAACAATATCACAATATATTATGTCGAGCCTTCAACCCCTCATCCTTCTTTTGTGGAGTATCTGGTGAGGATGGATGTAACTGATGGGATCTATGATATCAGGGCGATCAGCAACGACATTGAAGATTCCGATTTTGGAACGAAGACAAAAGAGGTCTATCGCGAAGTCAAAGAGCAAGTTTCATCCACTTATGGGACTCCTGAAGAGTTTGATTTCCTGAAATCAGGAAGCATTTGGGATGCCCCTGAGGACTGGATGTTCGGCTTATATAAAGGTGACCGCTATCTCGTTTCATTTTGGAATCCAAAAAACGATGTCATTGATACAATATCGCTAGAAGCGAAAGGGCTTTCTTCGACAAGCAGCTATGTCGTACTTGGCTACCAATCTCCAAAAACCGTAGCGATCATCGAGCGCCTGAAGGCCGCCCAAGCGTCGGTGTTCTGAGTTGCTTGCATATTACGGTAGATTATAAACTCCAGGAGGATAGGAACATGTCAGAGGAAAGTAAAAAAAGCGATGTCACCGTCAACCAAATGATTGTACACAAAATCATAAAAGCACAAAAGGGAGATGTTACCGTAAAGCTGAGAGAATCGGTATTGCCTATCAACAACAATTCAGTCCAGTTTGTGGAATCGTTTTCTGAATCCTATCGACTACGTCGTGCCAAGAAAATATATGGTGAGTTCAATCCTGACATGGACAACTACCCTGTAGCCGGACACCTGCGTACATATCTGCATAAAAGAAATTTATTGGACTTTTCCGAGAAGGTCACAAGGAGACTAGAAGCTTTGATCTCAAGGATTCCCATGGCTACAGGCGGGTACATGTTCTTCATGGACTATTCGTACAAAGAGGAGCCTCATTTTGCGATTCTCATATTAACAAACAAAGGCGGCACGAGCATCGATGATGAAACACTCGACATCACCTCTTCATTGGCTCTGGATATAGATGAAATAAACATGGCGGCTGATATCAAGGTAGGTCAATGGCAGGAAGATCAGTATTGCCATACGTATCTTTCATTCACACGGGGGAAGAAAGATGTCGCACGGTATTTTTTGGACTGCCTGGGATGTGAAAACCCCCCAAATGGAGCCAAAGCGACTTCAGATTTCATAAGTGCTTTTGAATCTTTCACTGGGAAAGAGGGTGACGGGTATATAGAAAATCAAGACGAGCTGATAGAACGGAAGCATATGATTCATGCTCTCATGAAAAATACCCCACATGAACTATCAATGGATACATTATTAGGTGTTGCATTTCCTGACGAAGAAACAAGGAGTAAGTTTAAGGCACATATTGAAAGAAATGGGATCCAACTTCCGGATTTATTTGATCCCGATGGTCGAAGCTACAAACGTCTGGTTGAGTTCAAATACAAGGGTAATGGAATCGAGTTGCATGTTGACAATAGTCGCATCTCGGAGTTGATTGGATTCACTGATGATGGTTTCTGCACGATCAAGGATCCTGATATCCAGCAAAGCTTGAAAGAGTATACTGGAAACATATGAAAGACGACATACTAAAACTAATACGAGAAGTGGACAAGATTGGTCCCGGAGGAAAAAGCCATAACATTCTCCTGACGTTCAATTCAGGATTGGAGCTTTCCCGGTTGGGCACTCTACAATCTTTGTTGGCTACCGATGAAGACCCAGTGAGAGCAGAGCAGATACCAGTCAAGGATTTTTCGCTGACAACGACTGGGAAAACCGAGATCGCTTTTTCATCTGAAGAGCTAAAAAAACTGTCGTTTTATTTTGTCAAGGATATGGATACATATTGTGACAATCTTGCAAACAACCTGCTTCCTAATGGCTGGCTTGACAAGAGAGTCTCTGACCGGATTGTTGTATTCACGGACTGGAACCAGTCGGGGAAGGTTGTTTCATGTGATTGTGTCGTTTGCCAAGATGAGATATGTAGGATTGAAAACATATTCAAGTGCTTTAATCATGTAAAGATACTTGCGGATGCGTCAAATGACCATACACTTTACTTTTTTATCGACAAGGTTCTGGAATTCAAAGGGTATAAATTTACGTATGATTATTGCAAAGTCACTTTCACTACAGATGCGGATGTTTTCATCAAGTATTTTGACACTACAGGTGAACATTTCGAAGAAAAGAAAGCCTGTTTCAAACAACAGTTGGAGGATACACTCAGAGGCTTCGCCGCAGTAGATCGTCCTTCCTTCCTGATGGCTAGATTTGACGAGATTTTCAAGAATACCGGTTATGCTTATCAACGATATGTCCGCCGGCAATCGATCGACAAGCTGGATGCGCTGTTGAGGGAAAAAGCAACTGAATTCCTTAGCCAAACACAAAGCATTCTCAGCTCAATGACCGCCGAGATTGGAGTTGTCGCAGGTAATATTCTCGGACTCGCAAGTCTTGACTACTCTCATCTTAATTCGGTGAAAAACTGGATGCTTTTCGTCTGTGTCTTTCTTGTCAACATGATATTTGTATTGTTTAGCCAGACAAGGCTTTCGGATTTGAAAAGTTTAAAAACTGACCTTGAAAAACAAGAGGCTGTTTTATTGGATGATGCTGATGACAAAGGCAAGGGGAAGATCAATGATCGATTCGTCGAATTTTATGAACGGATACGATTAATCCGCAGAAATTGGATAGCTTCTTGCTGGCTTGTTTGGATACCTTTAGCCTTGATTGCGTCGGTCTGTATTGTACAAATAATAAAAAGATGGACGGAAAGTGATTTCCGTATGTTTTGGTTTTTATAAAAACAGGAGCGACTGATATCTGCCGCTCCCGCCCGCCCCAGGAAGGACGTCTCGCCCCCTGGGGCGTATTCTATATCACCTAAAATGAGTTTTCCTGCCTACATCCATATCCTGGCATATCCTTTCCTCAGTAATCGCAGACCGTGAACCCCTACGATTCCCTCCCATCCGCCTTTGCTACCCTATCCCTATCTCAGATAGGAGGGTAGCCATGAACTATCTCAAACCAGAACTTCTCATCCTCGTCCCGCTCTTGATCGGGCTCGGGCGCATCGTCAAGCAGAGGATGGGCGACGCCAAGTGGGTGCCGCTGATCCTGCTCGCGACGTCCATCCTGATCGCCACGGTCTACGGCTTCATCGTCACGCCCCGCACCGGCTGGCGCATGGCGCTGGACGCCGTGGTCATCACCGGGCTCTGCCACGGAGCGGTCGCCGCGTTCAGCGCGATGGGCCTGTACGACACCGCCAAGTCGGCGAGGAAGGAGGCCCTATGAGAAAGGATCATCCCCGATACGCCCGGGTTGGAAGACAGGGGGACAACCCATGCCGCAAAGGATACCACAAGGGCTGCGCCTATGGCGGCAAGACAAAGAGCATCCCCGCGGAGGGGGTGAAGGAGTGTGCATGTGGAGACGAACGTTAGCGTTGTTGCTGTCGTTGTCGCTGCTCTGTGCGCCCTTGTGGGCTGGCTCTTCGGCAGGCGCAAGGGCGCCGGATCCGGCCACGATGACGGACGCGCAGATCCTGGACGAGATATCAGCGATCTCAGAGAGGCAGCGGACGAGGCTGGAGAACTTGCTGGAGGAGCTGCCGAAGGCGCGGCTGACGCTACAGACGTCGCAGAGAACCTTGGACGAGTCGGCTCTGAGGTTGGAGAAGCTGCAGCGCGACTTGACGGATGCATCGGCCAGCTTGAAGGCGCTCAGCCTGACAGTGACCGGCTCGACCAGCTCCTTGGAGAGCTTCATAGGCGACATGGAGAAGGAGAACCGGAAGCTGAGGATCCTTAACGGCGTACTGGTAGGGACGACCGTCGCGGTCGCGGTGACGGCCGTCGTATGCCTTTTCGTAGCCCCCGCCCGCTAGGGGCTACGATTCCCACCCGCGCGGGCATGGCACACTGTACGCAGGAGGCGGCATGGAATTCCTCAGCATCATAAACAGTCTCGGCCCGACGGCGGTGATCGTCCTGCTCATCGTCCTGGTCCTCATGCAGATGAAGAACCAGAGCAAGGAGATGTCCGGGATAGCGAAGCGCATCGACGCAACGGCGTCCAAGCAGGAAGAGAAGGACAAGGAGCAGGACGAGAAGATAGCGTTCCTGCAGCAGCACTATGTGACCAAGGAGGACCTGTTCCAGCAGTTCGGGGGCTGGCGGACCGAGCTGGGCAACGTGAACAAGCAGCTTTTGCACATAACGGAGCTGGTCGCCAAGGGGAGCAAGGAGTAGAAGGTGGAACTGACAACGGAAAAGAAGAAGGAGCTGCGGGGGAACCTGCTGCAGTTCCTGTACACGATATACCCGCATCCCATCAGCAGGGAGGCGGTCTACGAGACGTTCTTCGAGTATTGGGAGACGGACGACATCCTCAAGGCCCTCCAGTACCTGGTGGACAAGGGCTACATCGAGGAGTCCCGCCTGGGTTCGCCGTTCGGCAGCGTCTTCGCCAGGATCCACAACTACAAGCTGACCTCGAAGGGGCAGGACCTGTACGACCAGACCACCGAGGACAACGGTGTGTACGTGCGGAGGTAGCCCATGGGAAGGAGGAGCAAGGCCGTGGAGCTGGGGGTGGAGGGGGAGATCGTACAGCTGCACGACCGGGACCTGCTGTCCCATTCGGAGATATCCGACAAGCTGAAAGGCCGGGGCGCGGACCTGTCCAGGGAAGCCGTCAGGCGCAGCTACGTCGCCTCCCGTCGCAAGGCGGAGAAGTACAAGGTCGCCGCCGAGAGCGCCAGGACGGTGCTTGAGAGCGTCAAGGACGGGACCAACACCGACCTGGTGGAGGCGGGAAACAGCATCCTGGTGAACATGTTCTATGCGAAGATCCTGGACATGGAGGACATCGAGTTCGCAAAGCCGAAGGACTTCTTCGACTCCATGGCGAAGGTCAGCCACAACCAGGTGGAGCTGTCGAAGCACCGGCTCAATTTCCAGAACGGCGTGGAACGGGCGAAGGCGAAGGTCTACGACGAACTGGCCGCCCAGCTCGCGGCCGACTATCCCGACCTGCTGGAGAAGCTGCAGGGGGTGATCATGAAGCTGGAGGTGAGGCCATGAACAGGACCGCCTTGCAGGAGCTGATGGAACGCAACCACACCCTCGCCAACGCCGCGCAGGACGTCGTGTCGCGCGAGGCGCGTGAAGCCAGGCTCGCCCGGGCGGAGACTGACTTCACGTTCTTCTGCGAGCATTACCTTCCTGACTACTTTTTCTGCAAACCGGCGGAATACCAAAGGATACTCTATGACGTGATCCAGAGCCGCGAGCTGACCGAAGGGCAGGCCGTGCGGCTGCGGGAGATCGTGCCGCATGATTTCCGGTCGACGTTCAAGCCGACGAAGGGGATCAAGGGCGTCGTGGACGTGGAGCCCCGCCAGCACGGCAAGTCCACCCGCATGACGTTCGCGTTCCCCCTGTGGTGCCTGCTGTTCAGGAAGGCGCACTTCATCCTGATCATCGGGGCGAGCAAGGACGACGCGGAACTCCAGATGGACAACGTTAGGCAGGCGGTCGAGAACAACGACAGGATCCTGGAGGACTTCGGCCCGATGGCCGGGACGCCCTGGAACAAAGGATTCCTGAAGCTGTCCAACGGGACGGCGGCGATGGCCAAGGGCAAGGGCGGGTCGCTCCGCGGGCGCAGGAACCAGCAGTACCGGCCGGACCTGATCATCGTGGACGACACGCTCAAGGACGACGAGAGCGACAGCTCCGTAGCCCGCGACAAGGTATGCCGATGGTTCAACCGCACCATCCAGCCGCTGGGCACCGACGCCCTGATCGTCGTGGTCAACACGATCACCAACGAGGACGACCTGCCCAGCCGGCTGCTGGCCGACATCAAGGCCGACCGCAAGAAGAACTGGATCGGGCTGCGGTTCTCGGCGGAGATACCGGCGAAAGGCGAAGAGCCGCACGGGACGCCGCTGTGGCCCGAGCGCTACAGCTGGGAAGAACTGAAGAGGATACAGGAGAACATCGGCTCGGTGGCCTACGCCATTGAGTTCCTGAGCCGCCCGCTGTCGGACGAGGACCGCCTGTTCAAACGGGCGTGGATCAAGAGGGTGCGGGCCGAGGACGTCCCCGTCTCCCTGTCCATGTACGAGGGGGTGGACCCCGCCACAGGGGCGCACGACATGAGCGCGGTGGTGGACGTCGGCGTGGACAGGAAGACCGGGATCATCTACGTGGTCGGCAGCCACGGGAAAAAGGAGAGCCCGCAGACGTTCAAGGCGCGGCTTTTCCAGCGCTACCGGCAGTACCGGTACCGGCGGTGCTACATGGAGGCGGTGGCGTTCCAGACCGTGTTCAAGGACGAGATCGTCCGGGACGGGGCGAAGGAAGGTCTGCGCCTGCCGATACGGGGGGTGAACCCGGGACGCGGGAGCAAGAGCCAGAGGCTGATGGCGCTCAGCCCGCTGGTGGAGAACCAGGTCATACAGTTCGGCCCCGGGAACGAGGACCTGATCGACCAGCTGGTCGGCTTCCCGGCCGCCGGCTACGACGACCTGTGCGACGCGCTGGACCTGGCGGTCAAGGCGAGCCGGAAAGGCGGGGGAGGGTCCTCCTCCTGGCTCGGGCGGACGGACGACCGGTACGGGCGCGGACAGAACATCCGGAGGGTGCTGAACATATGATCGGGACATACCAACAGGAACGGGCGACCTCGCTGACCATGGAGCAGATCCAGGAGGCCATCGCCTGGAAGACGCTCCAGAACGCGGAGATATCCAGGCTCCGGTCATACTATCTCGGATTCAACGAGAAGATCATGCGGGGACCAGAAGCACAGGATCCCCGTCCCGCTGGGCAGGAAGCTGATCAAGAGCGTCCTGGGCTTCATGTTCAAGGAGGGCGCGATCTCCTATGTCTGGCCGGACGACGAGGAGGAGCTGCACCAGCGCTTCTGCGAGATCTACGACCGCAACGACGAGGAGACGGAGAACGTGCGCCTGGGGAGGGACCAGGCGCGGTACGGCCGGGCGTTCGAGGTCCTGTACGTGGACAACGACGACGCCCTCCCGCAGTTCTACCGGGTGCCCGTCACCCAGGTGGTGCCGGTCTACGACCTGGCGATCAAGCCGACGATGTGGGCGGCGATTAACTTCTACGCATGGAACGACAGACAGACGCGCATAGAGGTCTACTACAGGGACCGCATCGAGCATTGGACGCAGGACGGCGACAGGCTGTCAAGGACGCGGACGGTCGCGCACCAGTTCGGGGAGGTCCCGGTCATCGACTACGCGAACAACGAGGACGGGATGGGGGACATCGAGTCGATCCTGTCCTTGATAGACGCGCACGACGAGATCCTCGCCAACGGCCTGGATGAGGACGGCAAGTACGCCGACGCCCTGCTGCTCCTGAAGAACCTGAGCCTCGACGAGGAGAAGCTGGACAAGATGATCCGCCTGCGGGTGATCGAGATGGACGAGGACGGGGAGGCGTCGTACCTGACCAAGCAGGGGGCGTACGAGGGGCGGGAGGTGCTGCGCAAGGTGATCGAGGGGCTGGTCTACAGCATGAGCGGCATCCCCAACCTCGACGACAAGGACGCCATGGCCCAGCAGAGCGGGGAGGCGCTCAAGTACCTGTACGCCACGTTCGAGGTGATGGTGGCGGGCGACAAGCAGAGCGGGTTCACCGACGGGCTGATGCGCCGCCTGCGCCTGGTCAACAACTTCCTGACCTGGCTCGGGCAGAGCAGGGCCAAGGTGGACACGGTGCAGGTCAACTGGCAGCGGAACCTTCCGAGCGAGGGTACGGTCATCGTGGACAACGTGGTCAAGCTGTCCGGCATCACCAGCCGGAGGACCCAGCTGGAGCTGCTGCAGAAGGCGGACTACGTCAACGACGTCGAGGTCGAGGAACGGCGGCTGGCCGACGAGGCGGCCGCCGCAGCCGCGGACCTGACCGTCGCGACCGGCGTGGCGGACGGATATGGCGAACAGACTCTATGACAGACTCTACAGGGAGGCGCAGGTCGCCCTGGCGAAGACGCTCCAGGGTGAGGAGCGCCGGATAATTCGGTACTACGGCACGGCCCTGGCCGAATGCCGCAAGAAGCTGGAGGCGATCTACAGGAAATACGGCAAGGACGGCAGGCTGACCAACGCCGACATGAGCAAATACAACCGGCTCTCCACGTTGCAGGACGACATCTGTACGATCCTGGAGGAACAGCTGGTGAACGTCGACGCCATGACGAAGCGGCTGACCGGGGAACAGTACCAGGAGGCGTTCTACCGCCACGCCTACGCGATCGACCAGGCGGGCGGCATGAGCCTGTCGTGGGGGCAGATCCCGAAAGACGCCGTCAGGGCCGCCGTGGAATCCCCGCTGTCCAAGCTGGCGGGCAGCCGGGCGATGGCGATGTCCCTCAAGGGGACGGTGGACAAGGTGCGCGACGAGCTCGCCCTGGCGGTGATCCGGGGCGACTCCTACGAGAAGCTCGCGATGCGCATCAGCGACGTGCTGGGCGTCCGCGTCGAGGACGGGAACCGGACGCGGTATCTGGACAAGGGCGCGGCGTACCGGTCGATGCTCGTGGCGAGGACGGAGGGGCAGTGCGTCCTGGTGGACGGGCAGATGGCGGCCTACGACCGGGCCGAGGAGCTCGGATGCGAGTTCGACCGCGTATGGGACGCGACGCTGGACGGGCGCACCCGTGCCGAGCACGGGGCGCTTGACGGCAGGGCGATGGACGAGGAGCACAAGGGCTGGTTCGTCCCCTCGATAGGGTGGGTGTCCGGCCCCCTGCACTCGGGCGTGGCGAGGTTCGACATCAACTGCCGGTGCCGGATCGTGAGCGAGATCAGGGGCCTGCCTCCGGAGGAACGGTACGGAAGGGGGGACGGGGTCAGGCCGTACTGCACGTATGAGCAGTGGAAAGCCAACAACAAGATCGGGGATGTCCATATCGGTCGCAGTGTGGGTGCCGCCGCGAAAAACTATCCAGTATTGATTTCTGGTAATGAACATGGTAGATTAAAAGAAGGAACCAGCATAACCAAGATCAAACTTATCGCCGGAAAAGGCCATAAGAATGAAATACGCAACAGATTCAGGCTTGAAAGCAACTATCACATCCCGGCTGACAAGTGGCAGAAGATGAGGGGTGATGGCTATGTGGAGCATAAAGGAAGCGTTATCCATGCTGAATTGCATTGGTATGAGGCTGACGACGAAAGGGTTGAGATGAAGGTCAAGAGGACGTTTAACGATGAAGGCGAGATATAAAGGAAGGAGCAGCAACTTCGGCCTGCTTGAAAATAAAGTGTATGAGATTCTCGCCGTCGAGGCTGATGGCCTGTTCTATCGCGTGGTTGATGAGACAGGTGAAGACTACCTTTATTTTGCGGAAGACTTCGACATCATCGACGGTACGTCGCCCCAGGAAACTTCCAGTGAGTCCCTCTTCCAGAGGAGAACCTTCCTGTCTTAACCCCAACAAAATCTATTGACTGACAAGCCGCCCTCCGGGGCGGTTTTTTCATGCCCGTGCGAAAACGCCGCGTACGCCACGCGAGGACGCCCGTCTGTAAAATTCCACCACTTTCCCTTCAGACCCGTTTATTAAACACGGTTAAACACCTTTGGGACGAAACGCGGGCCCACGTGCGCCCGCCACATGGGCGTATTCCGCCTCCTCACCCCCGAAAACACTGCGAATCCCTCCGTCGCCGGTCTGCTACGCTTGAGGCAAACCTTCCATAGGAGGAAGCCATGAGACGGATTTTCACAAGAATCTTTTTCGCCGCCGATGACGGCGGTTCCGGCGGTACCGACGCACCCCCGGCCCCGGACCAGGACACGCAGGACGGGACCGCGGACAAGACCCGGCAGCTGGAGCAGCGGCTGGCCGAAGAGAAGCTGGCGAGGGAGGCCGCGGAGAAGAAGCTGGCGGACGAGGCCAAGGCGAAGATGACCGAGGACCAGCGCCGGCAGGCGGAGCTCGACGAAGCGCGCGCCGGTCTGCTCGCCGAGCACGAGGCGCTCCAGCTCAAGAGCGTAGGCATCGCGGAGGAGTACCTGCCGCTGGTGGCGGGGACGACCGCCGACGAGGTCAAACGGAACGGAGCCCTGCTGGCGAAGCTGATCGATACCGTCCGGTCGGAGACCGAGGCGAAGGTCAAGAAGGAGGTCTCCCGCACCGGAGCGCCGGGCGGGAGACAGGAAAGCGACGGGGACGGAGGGGAGATGTCCAGCCGGGACTTCTTCAAGTCCATCCTTGACGGAGGAAAGAAATGAGCCAGACGTTGAGAGAGATCGCCGCGGCCAAGGCGAACAAACAGCCGAAGCAGGTCGACTACCTGCTCAACAACTGCCCGTTGCTGGAGACGGTGCAGTACACGCCGAGCACCCACGGGCTCCAGCACGCATACGAGGTCCTGAAGGCCGTCACCGGAGGAGCCTTCGTCGCCATCGACCAGCCGTTGCCGACCGCGGACGCCGAGGCGGAACTCAAGTGGGCGCAGCTGGGCATCCTCGGCTTCACCATCGAGGCGGGGGTGGACAAGGTCAACCAGGTCACCAACGGCGGGAGCTTCGCCGACTACCTGGCGCTCAAGAGCCCGAAGATCATGAGACGGACGAGCATGGACACCGAGACGGCCATCATCTACTCCCTGCTGCTGCCGTTCGCGCTCAAGCATTCCAAGGCCGTCAGCGCAGGCGGCAAGGGCTACAGCATGTTCGCGGTGAGATGGTGCGAGGAGGAGTTCTGCGGGCTGTACGACGAGAACGGCTTCGGCCAAGGCGCGGTCCTCGAGACGCTGCCGCTCAGCGGCGGGAGCCCCTACAAGAACACGAAGGGGCAGACGGTGTACGGGGCGGACTTCAAGTCGTACCTCGGCTTCCTGTTCGAGAACCCCCAGTGCGTGGGGACCATCGCCAACATCGACGCGACCCACAAGCCGACGGCGACGATGGTCGACGACATGCTGGCCTCCGCGAGGGCGGGGGACGACGGGACCACACTCATCTTCGCCCACCCCAAGGCGCTGAACCTGCTGAGCGACATCAAGGGTTCGGCGATCCGCATGACGACCGGCGAGACGAACTACAGCCGGGCGCTCTCTTCCTGGAACCAGATCCCGATGATCGGTTCCTACAACTTCAAGGACGGCACCGAGGATACCGTCACCATCAGCTAGGAGGCGGGACATGAAGATAGGCGACGACCAGAGGGTCTACGGCGAGGACTATTTCGCCGACGCGGCGGTGCCGCAGAACACGACGGCCAGCGGCCAGGTCCTGTCCTTCGGGGCCGGGGGGCAGAACTCATCCATCGCCGTCAAGGCGGTGGTGGCGGAGAAGGTTACGCTCACCAGCGGCAAGAAGCTGACGGTCAAGCTGATGCACAGCGCGGACAAGTCGACGTGGAAGGACCTCCTGGTCAAGGAGTTCACGACCGACCAGGAGGCGGGCGAGGTGCTGATGTACCTGGTCCTGTCCCCTGACGTGGAGGCGTACACCCGCGTGGACCTCGTCACGGACGACGGCGCGGCGACGGGGAAGCTGGACGTCTACCCGGTCTACATCCCACGTTAAGAAGCGTTTACCGGGCGTTCAAGCGCGGTCGGAACCGGAACGGCTCCGGCCGCCACTTGAACGGCTGCGGAACCATCTGAGGAGCATTGGCTATGGCGATCATCACGTTGGAAAGGTTCAAGGCGCTGGCGGGCATCACCGGAAACGGCCAGGACATGCAGATCGAGGCGCTGATCCCCTGCGTCGAGAGCGACTACCTCCACATCCGCAACAGGGACTGGGAGACGGACAAGGACGGGAACATCGTCTATCCGGTCAACTCCGAGATGGTAGCGGCGGAGATGGTCAGCTACAAGCTGCTCACCCTGGGCGGGACCGTCGGGGCGACATGGGAGGCGGTGGGAAACTACAGCGTGTCGCTGACGGCGGACCTGATGTACGGCTACCCCAGGTCCATCGTGACCAAGATACGCCGGTACGGGAGGGCGCTGTGAGCATACGGAAGCTGTACAACCGGATCTGCGAGATCCATCGGCCCGTCCCCGCCGACGGCGGCTGGGGGAGCCGGTCGCGCACGGACGTCAAAGCGACCGTACCTTGCCGCATCCATGTGGCCGGAGGGACCGAACGATGGGACGGCAAGGTCCGGGGCGAGGCGACTCACCGGGTCTTCATGCCGCCCTTCGACCTGCGCAGCTCCGACTGGCTGGTGATCGACGGCGTCCGCTACGACATCGTGCCTCCGGTCAACGACGCGGGAGGCGGCATGGGCCACCACCTGGAGGTGGACGTCAGGGAGTACGGAGCGTGAGCGGCGTGAAGTTCATCGACCGGACCGAGGGGGCCAGGCAGGCCGTCCGGCTCCAGGCCGGCATCGCCCTGGCGGAAAGCGCGATGCACATGGAGAAGCTGGTGGTCAGGGAACTGAACGGACACGGGGATCCAAAGAACAAGGCGGTGGATACCGGTCATCTCGTCGGCTCGGTCAACTGGCGGACGTTCGACGGCGGCACCACTACCGAGGACGGACTGGAGGGGCATACCGGATTCGGCGAGGCCGCCGTCGGGACGAACGTCGAGTACGCCCCGCATGTGGAATACGGGACGAAACATATGGCTTCGAGGCCATGCTTCCGGGTCGGGGCCGCGAACGCGCTGGGCGGCATCAGGACGATCTTCAGGCGGCGGTTGGGCGAGGTGGACGTCAAAGGAGCGGACGATGGTGTTTGAAAAACCTTTCCTGAGCTGGCTGAGGGAGCGTCTCGGGGACATGTTCCCGGTATTCTACGCCGAGGCGGACCAGGACCGGGGCGAGCCGTTCGCCGTCCTCCACACGATCCTGACGGGGGCGACGCGGGAGGCGGGGATGATGCGGCCGCTCATGCAGCTCGACCTCTACGCGGCGGACAGGTTCAGCGCGGTCGAGCTCGCGGAGACGGCCGTCTGCCGGATCCAGTTCATCAGCATGGCATCGGACGGGCTGGTCTTCTCGTGCATGCAGGCGGAGAGGGTCGGGCCGATACGGATGGAAGACGGGACCTGGAAGGTCCCCATCGATATCAGGTTCGCCGTGATGGCGAGATAGCCCGAGGAGGGGCGAAACTATGGGTACAACGAAATACGCGGGGGTGCATCTGCCGAGCGGATGCACCGTGCTGGTCGGGGACGACGCGGACTCGCTGGTGGACATCGGCGTGATCCCGATGGAGACGGACACGAACATCCAGATCAGTTACGACGTCCAGCAGATCCAGGGATCGAAGCGCGAGGATATCCTGACGTACGTCAAGAACCTGATGGCCAAGGCCAGCACGGAGATCTACCAGATCCGCATGGGCGTCCTGGAGAAGCTCTCGGGCGGCCTGCTCAACGTGACCAACGTCGCCGGTACGCAGGTCTCCGGGGCGACGCAGGCCATCGACGCGGGATGGGCCAAGAACCGGGTGTACGTCCTCGACGGCCAGAACGCCAGCGGGGAGAAGCAGACGCTGACCAAGGTCGCCCAGGGCGGCAAGACGCTGGTGGACGGGACGGACTACGTGGCCGCCCAAGCGTCCGACGGCGGATGGGGCGTCCTGATGCTCGCGGCGACCACGGCCGTGACCACCGCCGCGCTGACGGTCACGTACTCATACACTCCGGCGGCGTCGGTCAAGGCGACGATGGGTGATTCCGTGGTGACGATCTCTCCCAAGGTGGTCCGTTTCCGCAAGGAGCAGGACGGCAGGAAGTTCCAGGTGACGCTCTACAGCGCCAAGCTGACGGGCGGCATCAAGCTGTCGTTCCCCGGAGCGGACAACGACAAGCCGGCCTCCCTGCCGATCGAGCTGGAGGGGAAGCTGGACACCTCCAGGCAGGCGGGCGACCAGCTGCTTGAGATCATCGACGAGATCGGAGTGGAGTGATGACGGACATGAAGGAAAGAGTGTTCGATCTCAACGGCCGTGACGGTTGCGTCACGGCCACCGTGAAGGTCGCCGACAGGACGTTCAAAATCAACCGGGTCGTGACGGCGGCGAGGGTCCTGTACAGCAACCACCTCAAGGAGATGGGCGAGCTGCTTCGCAGGACGGGTGAGCTCGGGGAGGACCCTGACCAAGACAAGGTCCGGGAGCTCCAGGAAGACGTGGACGAGTTCCAGGGCCGGAGGGAGAAGGTCTACGACACGATCCTCACGCTTCTGCTGACGAAGAACGGATATTCCTATGACAAGGAGTGGTGGGAGAATGAGACGGACGACCTGGC